ATGCTGTTACTGCGTGTTTAATTTTAGCTGGTCCTGTCTTACGAGCAGAAGAGCTACGCTTTTCAGCAGCAGTCATTTTAGAAGCTACTTTCTTAGGTCTACAAGAAGGATAAGGACGCTTAGACTTAGTAGCAGATTTCCTGCCACATGCTTTACCTGTCTTTACGTCTACCCAATCTTCTTTAAACCACTTCTTTAGGGCCGCGCCTTTTTTACTTTTTCTTACTGCCACGCTTATTCCCCCAGTTTTTAGCCCCAACCTTACGGCATTTGGCTACAGCACCGGACGCATACGCAGAAGGCCACACCTTGTAACGGGACTTGACCTTTTTTGCACATGCATCATTTGCTTTCTTTTTCTTAGGCATTAGTAACCTTTAGCTTTTTTTACTTTCTTTCCTGTTTTTTTAGCAGCAGCTTTAGCTTTTGCTTTGCCTTTAGCTGTATAAGGGAACTTCTTTTTTCCGACCATTGGCATAGCTATCTCCTTACCATTTCGATTTATTTGCCCAATAAGCCGCAGACATTTTGCCTTTGGCTATGTTTTTAGCATGACGAGCCTTGAATGACTTACGTCTTGCTTTTTCTTTAGGAGTGCTAGGATTTTTACCCGCACCACTAACTCCTTGTTGTCCGTAACGTATAGTCTTTACTTTGTCGCCTTCTTTAGCTACAACTACGTGAGACTTTGTTGGATGATTAGGAGTCCTCTTCGGTTTGTTAAACCCGCTTACTCCCGCTCTTGCTAGTCTTGGATCCTTTTTGCTCATTGATTTGGGCCTCTAGTTCCTTGACCCGGCTCTCCAACAAGTCCAATCTGTCTAGGTGGTTGCTGAACGCTTGGTTGATTTGGTCTAGAAACTTGTTGGTTTCTGTCTGTGTCATTAGCATTGGGACGTTTTCCTTCTATTTCACTTTCTTTTAGTAGGGCGTTTGCTACTTTGAGTCTACGCTCAAATTCTTTATCGTCGTTATCTCCTATTTGTAAATTACGAGTAAGAGCATTAATCTTGTCAATTTCTACTTCTTTTGGTGCAAGCTGTGTTTCTACAGCAAGCTTACCTGCTCTAGCCTGAGACTCAGCAGCTTGTGCATTTAAGGCTGAAGTCTGGCTTTGCTGGAACTGCATCTGTGTTTGTTGAGCCATCATAGCCATTTGTTGTGCTTGTGGATCTGGTTGTCCAGCCTGTTGCAATGCAGCAATTAACTCTTCACGGTTACTAAGATTCATGTTGTCAATAATACTTTGGATCAACACAGGGTACAGAGGACTGTCTTGCTTCATGGTCTGTAAAAGTTGTACTAACTGTGTAACCTCGTACTCACGGGCAATAATGCCTAAAGTAGACGTAGCAATAAACTTGTAGTCAGACACTGGGTAATTTTCAGGATCAAACTGCATATACCTGTGAGCAGCCTTAGTAACAAAAGGCATTAGAAAAGACTGCTGAAAGTTTATAAGAGTGCGTTTATGACGCTTGATAATAGCACCAAGAGACATACTGATCCCAGCAGCAGTAGCCTCGCCATTAACTTGTCCTGCGATGCCCGCCGAATCCACGGCTCCAGTAGCCTGCTGTACCATGCCTTGTAGGGCTTGAGCCTGTGCAAACGTGATTTGTCCGACTTGACCAAAATTAAACGGTTGTAATACTTCACGCGGATCTCCGTTAGTTAGAATCATTTTGCCGGGACGAACTTCTGGTTTAGCCCCTCTAGGAAGCCGTGTAGCGTCGATAGCGAGCATTGGGTGGATAGTGAGGGCTAGAGCATCAATACGAGCGCGTAGCTCTGTATCAAGCGCCTTCTGGCTGTTGTAGCCTTTCTCACAAACACCACGACCCCAGAACCTTGATGGTACTACGTCCCAAGGAAAAGCAACTACAGGACGATCCTGCATCATGTAAGGGTTAGCTTCAGCCTTAAGCAATGTACCACCATTAGCAATAACTACCACAGCCTCGACGTATTTAGTTTTTTCTTCTACGTCTACGCCTTCTTCTTCTAGTAGTTCTCGTGGTACAAGCCCGTAGTACTTAGTCAACCTAACTTTGTCATCATGATACACAGATAAGTCTTGATCTGGTTCTAGTTCTGAATCAGGAGCAGCAGACTCAAGGTATACATCACGGTAAATGCCTTGCTCTTGTAGAAGCTCTACAGAGTGCATAGACACAAACTCATCAATAGCTACACCCATAGCATCTTCAATAGACGTAGCTACAGGGTCAATAAGGAAGTTCTGAGGCATCACTGGTTTTAACTTAACAACTACTCTGTCAGTAATGCTTACACCTACAGCAGTAAGGTCACCACCCATAACAGGCTCAGTAGCCGGTGCCATCTCTTTAATTTCTTCTAGGATGATTTCACCAATGCCTGTACCAAAAACAGCAGAGTTAATTAAACACTCTGCAACAGCCTTACGTACTTTACAGGATTCAAAGTCCTCTGTTAGCTTGTTGCGTAGGTACATTACGTCCTGACGCTCTTGGTCGTTCATGTCATCTTGTATGTCAAACCACTTACCACGACCAAAGGTAGCTTCTTCTAGTTCTGCTACGTTAGACTCTACAGCCTGCTGTAACGCAGGAGAGATAATTCTAGAACGCTCTGACGCTCTTTCAGAGTCAGCAGGATCCCATTGACCTCTCCATAGCCTATAGTATTCCTCAAACTTTTGTTCGTAGTTTGACTCATAGTTGTCTCTCCAGTTTTCACACTTTATCATTACCCACTGTTCTAGAGACTCTTCAATTAAAAGCTCGTCTGGGCTATAGATTTCATCTGCCATAGTATTTTCCTTAGATTATTGCTACGCTGTAACCAAGTGTAAAAAACACCATAGCAGAAATTGCGTAGATTCCATATGTATTAAACGGACGCCAAACACGCTTGGTACTCATAGCTTTTACTAGCTCATCTGGTAAAGGGTTCATCATTTTAGTAACCTGCTACTATATCTAATATTTCGTGATCGTCAATTTCAAAGTCGTAGTTGTATGCTACCTTAGCTAATTGATCTACGTATGCTAGTGCGTCAACCAAGTCATCGTGGGTTAGAGGATCAGGGAACTGAAACAGTTGATCCATGAATCTGTTGTTCCACTCTGCTTTCTTTAGTTCTATTTGGCCGTTCTCAAACCTTCCTTGCAAAGCCCACATAACTCTGTCAGTCTTCTTCTTGTTACCGTGGGTTAGTTCTTCGACTCTAAAAAATCTCCCGTACTGCTTCATTAAATCTGTCAGGGGACTCATTACAGCCTGCTTTGCTATACCTCTTTCAATACCAACACTAACGGGTTCGTAATCTCTAACGGCCTGAAATATCTTGGAGGCAGTCTCGTCAAGGCTCCACCGCCCATGTATAATGTTATCAACGTACCAACCATTAGTACCAACTTTAACAACAGCAATTGCAGTCTCATCAAGTTTAGTGTTCTTGGTTCTTTTCTTGTTAACTTCTTCAAAACCAGCTAAGTCAATAGCGATATAGTATTGGGCATCGTCTGGTTCTTCTCCAAAGTGTACCCAATCTTCTTTGAACATTTCTGAGCCTCTTGCTTCAAATGAGGCCATGAACTCTTGTCGGAAGGCGTAACTCGACATGGACTTCTTTGCTGTGTTAATTTCTTCAGGGTCGAGGATGGGGTTGTCATAACTGGTAAAGTGCCACCCCTTGTAAGTTTCATCGTCACCTAGCTCCGCTAACTTGTACAACTCGTAAAAGTGATTCCTGCCCATAGGAGTACCTATAAACATCGCTGAACCTTTTTGGTCAGCTAGTGCTGGACGGAGGATCTGCTCCCATACGTCAGGCTTCATGTCTGCGTACTCATCCATCACAAGAAACTTCAAGGAAACACCACGCATTGTCTCTGGCCTGTCGGCTCCTTTGAGACTAATCATGGCCCCGTTGACCAGCTTGATCTGTAGATTATTGATGTGAGCACCACTAATCACAGGGTTTCCTAGCTCCAAGAGGGTTTGCCACATGATATCACGGGCCTGTCCCTGCGTGGGCGCAACGTAAAAAACTTGACCTTTG